GTCTCGCCGTTCGGGTCCGTACACCAGACGATACAATCAGCCTCACGGTTCAGGATGGTGATACCGCCCGTTGTGGATAGCGTGACCGACTGCACCGGACCATTGCCGCTGATCTCAGATCCACTCAGCCGGGTAAACGCCACATGGTACGTTCCGGCCGGAAGGCTCCCGGACGATGACGGCAGAAGGTTAGGCGATTGTGGCAGGGATAAGCCCCATACGCCCACAGTCCCGCCCTCGATGTCATAGGCGCCGTTCCAATAGGCGTTGGAGAGATACACCTTCCCGGCCAGCTCCGCCGCTGAAAGCCGTTGCACTGGTCCGTCGATTGTCCCAAGGGACGTTTTCACCGTGCCATTCACCCGATAAAGGGTGTTCCCGTCGCAGCAAAGGACACATTCATCATTCGCCCACAGGCTATGACCGTTCACCAGGCTGACAATCTTGGTGTACCCGTCCCGCTTCTTCACCCGCCCGGCCTGGTCTGCCACTGCATCCAGGATCACCCGGGGGGCCTGTAACGGACCCTCGGCCTCCCGGACATTATTCATGCCAGTGAACCGCGATATCGTAATAGGCCTACTCAATTGGGTAATCCCTGCTGTCCTGCCCATAAGCAAAATAGACCGGCTCAGCATCAATCGGATTCCAGTTTTCCAATTCTTTTACAGCCGAATAGAACAGGCTTGTGAACCTCATGGTATTCGGAGCGCCGCCGTCCTGCCCATCCTCAACGAGCTTGTTCAGCTCCATGAGCGCATAATTCACAAGCAGGTCTTCATGGAGATGATCAGGCAGACAACTTGGCGTGTCTGTATCAAGGGCCAATGTCGTCGGCGCTGCATAATAATGGACCGTCAACGCCTCAACCGTTGTCGGAATTGGCTGATAATACAGCCTGTTTCCCTTCTGCGCCGCAATCTCGACATAACTGCCAGTGTTATCCAGCAGCGGATACCTTGAAGCGAACTGAAGAAACGAATTAAGCAATCTGACCTGTGTGCCCAACGAGTTCGCGCAAAACACCAAATCCCGTTGATACCCGGCAGGCATCGACAAGTACGCCGTGTCCGCAACCGTTGAAACCGTGCCAATGGTGAAAAGTTCCGGAAGCGGAAGCGTCAACACATTCGGGTTGTCCGGCAAGGCAGTCCCGCCGGCAATCTTTTTCAGGCCACGATTGATATAGCTCTTGATCGTGGTGGTGGTAAAAGACCCGTCCTGAATAATTCCCTGAACAAGCGAAACCATTTCTGCCAATGTAGCCATTACAGCGCCTCCCGTTGTTCCGCGACCGTCATGGTAACAAACTGATCGTCCGGTTCAGGCTTTGCCCCCGGAATCCGCATCGCCTCTCCCTTGCCAACTATCGGCCGGTCTTGTGGATGGCGGTCCTCGTAATCATCTTTACACACCAGAAAATTCCGATAATTACGACGCAATTCAGAACGCAAAAACTGGAACCCGCAGATATCGCATAAGGCCAGATGATCCCCTGGATGATATGCCATAACACACCTTGCCGATTCGGTAAAAATTAAGGCACAACAATGATGGTAAGCGCCACCGTGCCGGAAACAAACGATTCAATTTTCAGCCGCACTCCAACCGGAACGTCATCATCATCGTTATTCCGGCTGTCGGTGTACGGACCATCTTCCTCAATCCCGACAGAATCAGACTCGTGGAACCCATCTTCAAACAGGCTCCAAAACGTTTTCTGCAAGGTCCAGGATAAGTTCGCTCCGGTCGATACCGAGACATTCCATTTCCAATGCGGCCGATAGAAATCCAGAGGAATCCATTGAATTTCCATCTCATCGGCAGACCCAACCTCGACATTCCCGGTTGTCGCCCCGCCAACCGCAACGCCGGTCACGGTTTTAAAGTTTTTGGTCCCTTTAACGGTTGTCGCGTTCGGTCCAGTAATGTCTTCGGTCATGACCTTGTTGTCTCGGTCAGTTCCGGTAATGGTGAACGTTACGCCAGAATTGTCCCCGGCTGCATAGACAGACACATGCCGGGGAACATCCATCACCCCGGCCAGCGCCCCATTAAGTGTTAAAGATCCGGCGCCTGCCGCTGATTGAGCCTGGCAAATACCATCCCGATCAGCCGCCGCCATGGTGATCGTCAGCGTTTTAGGACGCATTGCTTACCGCTCCTTTGCCACAAAGATATAGTCCACGCTCATGGTTTTAGCCGCTGCTTCGCCGTTTTGAATCCCGAAACTCACGGTCAGTTCCTCGTCGTCCGGCAGGTTTGTGACGGCCACGGTGCCAAGATGCACATCGTCTACAAAGTATTGGATGGCCGAAACACCGTCATAATAAAACCCAACCGTGACAAAGGTGTCATCGACAAGGGTAGCAATGGCGCTGGCGTCAGTGGCGGTATCATTCTTCTCAACGTGGAAATCCAAGCTGGCGTCCCCGTCATCCTTCTGGAAGAAAACACCGTCCGTCACATCCAGCGGAGTGGTGTCCGTAATCTGCAGCCCAAACACAAGGTCGCTCTGAGTAGCGTCAGACACCTTGAACCGCGCCTTGAACCACAGCTTTTTCCCGGCCACGAACTTAAAGGACTCGCCAACCTTCTGGAAAAAGTCCGCGTCATTGTCGGCATTGTCGTTGGTGACAAGTAAAACACCGCCGTCCGCGTCGGTCAGGGCCTCGGAAGCATTTCCGGTCCCGGCCTCGGTGGTCGTAATAGTCCAGTCGGCTGTGGCAAACTTGTCAAAATCATCGAAAAAGACATGAAATTTGGTAGGATCCGGCAAACCAAACGCACCTAAAATGTTCGTTTTGGCTACCGTGGTAAGACCGTTGGTGAAACGTGCAGGGGTAGGCATATCCTTGCTCCTTTGAGAGAAGCGGCTTAGGGCGGTGCCCCACCCTAAGCCGGGTTAATCGGACTGCGGGCGCCGATTAAGCGCCGGGGGAAGCGAACATGCAGCGTGGGTCAGTCCAGCCGAAAGAGCACCGGAAGGAGGCTTTGAATTTCGCGTTATCGGTGTCGAACTCGTCGAACATCCCGAAAGAATCCGCGCGGCGTTCAAAGTATTTCATCCCGTCCGGGCAGTCGGTTTCGATAAACCAGGCATCCGAATCCGTCAGGTAGTTGTTGATCACCACACCACCCGGGAATTTGGACAGGGTTTTGACCGCGTTGATGTCGTTATTGGCCGTCCCGGGTTGCTGAGTGCTCATCAGGAGCCGGGCCGCCTCAAACTCAAGTGCCGGGGGAATGATGAGCTTACGGGGCTTGACGGCGATCAGAAGGCCACGGTCATTACGGAAATCCGCAATGTCGATACAGGCCTGTTCCAGCGCGGCCTCGCTCAGGTCTGCAGCAGTCGCCAGCTCGTTGCGCCAGGTCCCGCCGCTTTTGTTCGGGTGGTCAGTCGCGCAAAGCTCTTTGCCGTCGCCGCCAGTATAACTGGAATTGAACGCCCGGTTATAAACGTTGGCACCCAAAATTTCTTTGGTCTGCCGGATGGAAAAGGCCAGCGCGGACGCCTTCCGCAAGGACTGGCTGACAGCAATACCGTCCTCCCACATTTCCCGCGTGATGATGAAGCCCAGCGCATAGGTAATATGGGTGTAACGTTTGATGAAACCCTGTTCCATGGAATCGTAGAAGATCCCGCCACCCTCGGTCTTGACCTGCGCCAGACCGAACCCGGTAACGCCCACTTCCTCTTCCCAGGCCATAGTCGAATTGTTTTTGGTGAACAGCTGAAGGTATTGAATCGGATATTCCCGATACTTCAAGCCAAACCATTTCCGAACGCCAGGATAAAGATCCTTGGCGAATGAGCTTGTATTCATAATTCCAGCAGGCATTTTCAGTCCTCCTTTTTCAATGAATCCTTACCAGGGATTACACCCCAGTAGTGGATTTCAGTTCGTGTTCATTGATGAGGACCTGCCACCGGGCATTCGTCCCAAGTTCGTTGTCAGGACGGTCCACCAGCCGTAAAATCCTGAGCTGAGCGGTTGCCGATTTGTGGTCACTGGAATCAAGCTCCATCCCACTCAGGCCAGTTGTGGTGCTGCCGGAACCAACCACCAGGTCGGCGTTCTCACCAACTTCTGTCACCGCCAGGGCGCCACCAACAGAATCCTCCTGGATTTCAAAAATGGCATCCGGGTCGTCGCAGACCAGCAGTGTCATGGCCGTAGAGGCGGGGCGGTACTTGTAGTTGATGTTGTCCGGGTCAACCTCAAAGCCAACAACAACACCACGAATGGCATCGCCGGCCGCAGCCTGGGCCACATCCGGATATTTACCGTCAGCAGACGCAGACCCGGCGCTTTTAACCGCATCACCAATAAAAATGGCCGTACCGTCAGTAGCGGGAACGTAATACTTGTTCACCTTCCCGTTCCAGGTAGCACCATTCAGGTATCCAACCGGCCGCAAGCCGTTGGGAATGTCTCTGTTTGCCATCGCAAAATCTCCTTATGAGCGAGAGATTTTGAGTTCTCCCGCATAGTCCAGAGATGAATTGTGCATGACGTTTTGACACATCTGCTTTTCCAAATCATCAATGGTTGTGTGCTTTAATTTTTGGTCTTCTTCATGCCATTCAACGGGAATTTCCATCAAAACGGCCTTCACCCCACCACCGACCGCCTTGGTCACTGGAGAACCAACCGGCGTGTCTCGCCCGGCGCCAGGATCTCCTACCTGAATGTCCGAATCCATGACGATTGTATAACCTGCTTCCAGGAACTTTTTCACCCGTTCCTCACTGTCGTTCACGAACCTACGGACAAAACCGGCCCGTTGCGGCGCTGTCAGAACGTGCCTGGTCCCAATCGGAACCCGCACAGGCCTTTTGGGCCGCCGCCGTCCAGCTGTCGCCGTGCTGCCGTCCGGACCGTCTTCAACCGCCACGGCCCTGTCATCGGGTTGCGTAAACTCAGGCTGTGACTGTTTCCCGCCGTTTGCCAATATCTGCGAAATCGTAGGTTTTTTATCTGAAGCTGCCATGTTATATCGCTCCTGTCTTGGCTAAATCCCTGATGTATTCCTTCTCGGTCATCACCCCCAGGCGCACAAACTGGCGCATGGTAGCCCGCTGTTCTGAGGTCAAATCACGACCGGAGAACTGCCTGGACCCATCGTGGAACCGGGACCCTGATTCAACCATCGCCGCCCGCTGACGTGCCGGGGGGCGCCCATTAAACCGATCACTGAAGCGTTCCCGGACCGAGCGCTCAACCGTGTCAAGGATCTCCTTGACCGGCTTTCCGCTTTTGTCCAGCCGCTGAGCCAAAGAATCCGCATAAGCGCCCATCTCAGGGTCGCTGTCATACCAGGGGTTCTTGACCTTCCATGCGGTAATCTGTTCCGCCGGTTCAGTATTGCCGGTTTGAGCCGTTGCAGGATTGACATTGTTGATCTGGCTTTTCACCGTGTCCAGCTGCTCATCGAGTTTATCGACAGCCTCAACATCGCCGTCCTCGATAGCCTTTCTCCGGTTCTCTTTTAGCTTCGCCAAATCGCCTTCAAGCCGCTTCACCTCCGCCTTGTAGACGGTTTCATTGTGCTGTCTGATAGCGTCAACAGCCCCTCTCAGGTCTTTTACCTGATCTCGCAGAGACTGTTGGATTTCTCCGCCACGTCTCAAAAAGGTAGCCGCATCCACCCACTCTTTTTTGTCCCTGTCCTTGCCGAACTCGCTTTTCGGCCGCCAGCCCATCTCTCGGGCCAGGTCCTCAACGGAAGGAGAACCATCTTGGTTGTCCTTTTTCCCGCCATCTACCTGACGCGGGGACTCGACAAACTCGCTCAGTTCCCCATCGTCGCCGCCAAAATCGTCGCTCTCATCGAACAGATCCGCTGAACCGTCGCCATCTGCGGCGAAACTTTCAATCGCTTCTTCAGGCATACGCCCTCCCTTTATTTAACCAACCTGGCCTGGACCCCGACGATATCCTCGTCGTTCAGGATCCGGTATTCTTTCCCATCGATACCCTTCACCACGGCGCCGCCATATTTGGCAAAGATCACGTCATCCCCGACCCCCGCCCACGGCTTGCCGTCGCCAAACCCGTCCCAGGCCTGTGGACCCACGGCAACCAGCGTCCCGACAATCACCGCCGCCTGTTCCCGGTCCTTGGCCTGTTGCGGCAGGTAAATTCCGCCGTCAGTTTTCTCTTTAACCTCTTCCGGCAACACCAACACTCGATGCCCGGCCGGTTCAATCCCCGATTTGTTCACCAGATCCATCGTATTCTCTTGACCCATCTGTTCCCCCCGCTCGTTGTTTAAGGTAATTTTCCCTGGAAACCAAATAATCGATCACGTATTGCAGGCCCTGGATACGGCCGACAACCCTTGCGGTATTCAGTACCGCATCAATGCCCGATTCACCGCCCGAAAGGGTGTTTCCAGAAGCGAGAAGGGAGACAAGTTGACTCATCGACTCTTCAACGTCCGCCTTAAAACCTCTCGTCACTGCGCTTGAAAGCCACTCTGCAAGCTCATCCTCGCTATAGACAATGACGCTTCTTTCCATTTATCCCTCAAATCACTTTTTACTGGATGACTGCCCGGATTTTTCAGACCCGGACTCTTTTGCTGCCTTCGCCTGTTGCGCGGCCGCCTGTTTTTGCGCCTCAATCTGCTTGTCGGCAATCTCTTTGGCCTGGGCCAGCTTGCGGTCCTCAAGCAGCACCCACTCCACAAACTGCCCGGCGGCATCCGTCAGCTTATCGCGCTCAACCTTCACCTTGTCATCCTCGGTATTGGCCCCGCGACGGCGCACTTCCTGCTCCACCAGCTCAGACTCGGACTGCGCGGACGCCAAACTTGCCTGGGCCTCGGCCAATGCGGCCTGGGCCTCCTTCAATTTGATCTCCGCCACGGCCGCCGGGTCAGGCGGGGGCGGGTTATTCGGATCAGGCAACAGCTTGTCGATGTCCGGAATCTGCAAACTCTCAAGATATCGGCGCCTGATCTCATCATCATTGAACCCTTGGCCGATAAGCTGGAAAAGCGCCTGGGCTTTGAGCGTCCGCTGCAGGTCAGAAGCCATACCGGGATCCGCAATCGGCAATACGTCCATGTCCCGATCATCATAATCCGTCCTCGCAATCGCCCGGGGATCGTCCAGGACCATGTAATAGTCCTGGTCCGGCAAAAATAGCCGGTTCAGCCGCCTTAATTTCGTGATTTCAGACTTTAGGCTCCTGAAAACGCGCTTAAAAACGGTCGAAAACGGTTTTAACCCCTGCTCGATCAGCGCCAGGGTCGTTCCCACAGGGACATTCGGCCCCGGGGACTCCCCGGCCAGCAGGTTCGTCATGCCCGCCAGCTTCTCCGACGCCTCGATCATCAGCCTGATCAGCTCAAAAGTGACCTGGCTGGGCGGGCTTATCGGCAACGGGACAATATTTTTCCGCAAATCATCCCCGGGAATGTTGACATGCTTCCATTCCCCATAATGAAACCGGATGCTTTCGCCCATCCCACGGCTTCGGCCTATCTGCAGGCCCTTCCCAAGGAACCCCGACTGCCGGTTTTGCGCCGTTCCGGCATCCAACAGCTGGTTGATAGACGCATTCACCGTGTTATTCATCGATGATAACAGCGTCCCGAACCCGAGACCGTAAAAACTGCCATCCATGGACGGCATAAAAATGAACCGGGTGAAATACTGCGTGGGCTCGATCCGTAAAACCTCGTTCGTCTCCGGGTCCCGCTCGACCCCGTCCAGGTCAAACCTCGGAATGATCCGAACGACCTTCTCAGACGCCCGGTGGACCGTGATCACATACGGCTCTTCATACCCGTCGCCGTCCAGGTCCCACCATCGATGCTGCTCAAGAAACACATGCGGCGCGTCATCGTCCTCAACCGCCGAATCCCCGTCATCCGTCTGCGCGTCCGGGCTCCCCAGCAGGTCATCCCCAAGATCCAGATAGGCCCCACGCCGCACCCGCTCGACAATCTCGTTCCGGCGCAACAATATCTTGTGGGTAATCCGCGCCGCAGTCTTGATATTTTTAGCAAAATAGTTGACCACCAGGTCCTTGGGAAACACCAACTCCGAACGCGGCAATTTCTCGACCGGGTCCCAGTAGGTCTTCCGGAACATCACCCCCAGGACCGGCAGGCTCGTCAGCAACTGGTCAAGCTCTTCTTCCCAATCCTCCATGGGTCCCAGCAACTGGTAACTCATGTGCTCCGCGATCCGCTTGCCCCGCGCGGCCTTCTCGCCGGTCGGGTCCTCGCCAATCACCGCGCACTTCACCACATCCTTACCCTTGATGATCTCGGAATAGCACCTTGACGCGAACTGGATCACAGCGCCTGTGATCATCGGGAACTTGACGTTCGCCACTTCCCCGCCGCCATAATACTTGGCTTCCCACACCAGGCGCGCCAGGTCCATTGCCATTTCCCACGACCGCTGCAGGGGCTCACAGCTGCGCTCATCAATCAAAAAATCCTGGACCACCTTAAACCCGATCTCATCCAGGACCTCTTGTTTTACCGATTCGGCAAGATTTTGAGCAATAAAAAAGGCGTTCATCTGATCGACGACGCCTAAAATAAACTTGTTCTCATCGGCCGCGTCCATCCCGGGACCGGGTTGCTGGCCCACAGGATCGTCAAAAATCAGATCCTCTTGTGGGGGAAGTGAAAAATCCTCTTCAGGAGAAATAATATCATAACCCTGAGTGTCGTCCAGAACCATTATCAATACCCCGTCATGCTGCAAACCTTGTCCTTGGGTTCACGAAAGCCAAAATCATCGTCTTCGTCCTCGTACCCGCCAGGGAATCCAGGGATAGTATCAAATCCCCGCATCAAATCTCCAAAAATAATAGAAGCTACATATTGCACCGCGTCATGTATGTGGGAGTACCGGTTTTTATCGGGTTTCTCAGTGTATCTGTCCGTACCAGAAACGGCCAATTTTCTATATTGATAACCACCATTAAAACCCTTTCTAACATATTTGCACCTTTTGTCAACTATCAGCCCCGGTTCCCCGTCAATCATACTGTTCAGCGCCCGGCGGACAGACTCCAACCGGATCGCCATGTTTTGAATACCAGGCTGAATTTCGATCCCCTTGCCGTGCATGATATCAAAACAACTCCGCTCATCCGTCTGCGCCTTCGCCATACCGGCCGGGTCCCCAATATCCAAAAACTCATACCCCGGGTACTTCTCCCCGCAATACTTCACGACCTCATCCGAGAACTGATCGATCCCGGCCCGCTCACTCACCATCTCATCAAAGATCCGAAACTGGCCCCGAGAGGACACCTGAACCATCGCACACGCCGGAGTCAACCCAAAGTCCCACCCCCGGATGATCGTCATTTTCGGAATAACCGGCACATCTCCCGAATGAACATGGTCCCGGTACATCGTGTAAACCGGCTTGCCGTCCGCCAGCCGCCCATATTCCGCATGGACATACACCTTCACCCAGTCCCGCTCCTTGCCAGACGCAATGGTCGTATAATACCCAGGCGGCAGGTTCTGCAGGTTCTCCGCATCCGGAGACAACCCGGACGGTTGTTTAAATATCCGCGCATTCTCCGGACGCTTTTCCTCAAAAAACTTGTACCACTCCGAATCATCGTCCGGCGGGTTCGTGTCCATGATAATCCCGTACCAGGTCGCACCCACCCCGTTCCGCCGCGACGGATACCGCCCAACACGGCCGGTCAACCCCTCAACAATCGCCCAGGGGACCTCCCGCGCCTCGTTCACCCAGGCCCCGGTAAGCTCCAAGGAAAGCAGGTTCGCCACATGGTCCGGCCGGTCCAGCGCCCGAAAAAGGATCTCAATCACCGCATCCTCCTGGACGCCGGTTATCGTGTAGGTGTTCTCCGCCTTCAGAAACTTCCCAAAGCGCCGTTCCGGAATCCAGTCAAACACCGTCTTCTGAGTGGTATCCCGCAACTGCGGATAGGTGTTCCGGATAACAGCCCACCTGGTCCGCCGCATACCGTCAGGCCCTGGCGTTTGAGCACACCCACGGCGGATAAGCTCCATCAGGCACCCAACCGACTTTCCGGATCCGAACGGCCCCATCAACCCACGAATAAAAGAATCATCCCGGCTGAAGGCCCGAATGGTCGGCACATACTCATAACGATACTCCGTCTTAACGTACTTCTCAGGGTCCAGATGTGTGAACGACATAGCTGCAACTCTCCCTTGTCCAAAAGAAATCCTTGTAAGGATGGAAAAACTCACCGGTTTCATTATACAACCGCTCGGCGGCCTCGCAATACTCCCGGTAAGAAACAAACT